GACGGACGCGCTGACCTCGAGTCTTGCCGACCGGTTGAACACGGCGCTTGGCAAGGGCTACCTGAGCGACGCCACTGCGCTGCTCAAACAGCATCAGACCGACCTCGCGAGCGCGGCCGAACTCGGCAACGATCCCGCCGTGCTGGCGCGGATCTCGGCCGTGTTCCAGGCCGAGGCGCAGAAGATCGTGCAGGATGCCGGGCTGGTCGGCGACAGCTTCACCGATTTCATCAAGCAGTTTCCCGAGCTTGGCGACGTCGTGAAGCAGGCGACCGTCGACGTCACCGATTCCATCAAGACGATCACGCAATATTTGCAGAGCCTGCAGGTCGGTTCAAACTCGATCCTGTCGCCGCAGGATCAGCTTGCGGCCGCGCAAAGCCAATTCAGCCAGCAGCTCGGCCTGGCGCAGGGTGGCGATGCGACGGCGCTCGGCGGCATCACGCAATATGCGCAGACGCTGCTCGATCAGGCCAAGAGCTTCTATGCCTCGTCGGATGGCTATGCCGCGATCTACCAGGCGGTCACCGCCGCGCTGGGCAGCCTTGCAGGCGTGTCGTCCTACACGTCCACGGGGACAACCACGACGACGGTCGCGCCGGCGGTGGCGTCGGGCATTGCGACCGGATCGGCCGGGGCGATCACATCGGCCTCGAACGACAACAGCCAGACCGTCGCCCAGCAGACACAGACCTTGGTGCAGGCGATCGGGGCCGCGGCCAGCGCCGAGGTGCAGGCGTTGAAGGATGGCATCGACTTGCTGACGGCACGGCTCGACCGCATCGCCACGGCCACCGAGGCCTCGGCGAAGCGGCCGATGCGACCGAACCAAAAGGTTGCGTGATGAGCGCTACATCCTACGGCCGGCAGAAGATCATGGACGATTTGACCGGCGTCGCAGCCTATTCGCCGCCGGCGCTTTACTTGTCGCTTCACACCGCCAACCCTGGCGATGCCGGCTCGCACGCACATGAGATCTCCGGCGGCGGCTATGCGCGCCAGGCGCTCGCCGGCGTCATGGGGGCTGCGGACGCGTCCGGGATCAGCGTTAACACCGTGGCGATCACCTTCGGACCGGCCACGGTCGATTGGGGCACCATCATCTATCTCGGCATCGAGGACGCGGCGACCGGCGGCAACATGATGTGCCCCGGCGTGCCGTCGATGCCGCGCACGATCACCAGCGGACAGCCGCTGCAGATTCCAGTCGGGCAGCTCCGGCTTCGGCTCACTTGAGCCGAATGCCGCGCGGCTGACCTGATCGTCTTCGAGACACCGCTTTGCGGCGGCCAATGAGGAGCCACCATGTCCAAGTCCGACACATTCGAAAATGACCTGCTCAAGCTGATCTTCAATGCGGTGGCGATTGCGAATCTGGCCGACAATGCCGCATCGTCGCCACTGACGACGCTCTACGTTGCATTGCATACGGCCGATCCCGGCGAGGCCGGCACGCAGGCGACCTCCGAGATCTCCTACACCGGCTATGCGCGCGTCGCCGTGGCGCGCACCTCCGGTGGCTGGACCGTGACCGCAGCCAGTGTCTCGCCGGTCGCCGACATCGCATTTCCGATCTCGACCGGCGGCACCGGCGGCACTGCGACCTTCGCTTCGGTGGGCATCGCATCGAGCGGCGCAAGCAAGATCCTCTATTCCGGCGCGCTGTCGCCGAACATCGTGGTGACCACGGGCGTGACGCCGATCATCACCACGGGATCGACGATCACCGAGGACTGATGCGCGCGCACGAAGGTCCCTGACGGGAGCGATCCATGTTTTCGAGGGGGCCTTTCAGCCAATTCCCGCTAAGCGATACCGGCGCACGCGGCAGCAGGCTGACGGCAGCCGGGACCGGCGCATTTGCGCCGGTGGGCCGTTCCGGTGGAACGATCTGGAATGCCGCCGGCGCGGGATCCGCGACGTTCCGCGGCTCCAGCGGTGCAAAATGGACCGTCAGCGGCACCGCGGCCGGCACGCTGCGTGGTGCTTCCGGCGCGGTGCTGAGCGCGAGCGGGGCAGGGGCTACGTCTCTCCGGGCCGCATCCGGTTCGCGCCTGGCGGCCGCGGGAAGCGCGACGTTCGCCGCAAAATGGGGTGTGCGTGTCAACGCGAGCGGCACCGGTATTTTTACCGCGCGCGGCTCGGCAGGCGGCAAGCTGACGGCGGCAGGCGTTGGCGCGACGTCCCTGCGCGGCGCGGCCGGCGCCAAGCTTTCGGTTGCCGGGATTGGCAGCCTCAATGGCAAGGGCACGGCCGGCGCCGTGTGGACCGTGGCGGGCCTGTCCTCGTCCGGTCTTCGCGGTTCTACCGGTGCGCGGCTGGCAGCTGCGGGCCTGTCATCGTCGATTCTGTTCTCCGCCGGTGGTGGTCGCTGGACGGCGAGGGGGACGAGCACCGCGCCGTTCGCGGGCTCGACATCATGGGATCGGTTGCTATCGCAGGCCGACGCGCCGATCGCCTATTTCGCCGAGATCGAGCCCTGGGTTTTGACGGATCGCTCATGATATACGGCGTCGCTCCTTACTCCGCGCTGCCGTGGTCCGCCGATCGGCGCGACCTACGCGCGTTCTTCGACATGGTGATGGATCTCGAAGCGTCGCTGACGCTGAAGATCTATGTGGCGACCGTGGCCGGTTACGCAACACTGCCCGCGGACACACCGCCCAACCAGCCGTTCCGGGGCGTGTTCGAGAGCTTCGAGTTTACCCGCTCGATCATGCAAAGCGATATCGGGCAGTTCACCACCGGCACCGGTACGCTCGTCTTCAACAACGCCGATGCCGAATATGACTTTCTGCCGATTTCCTACGCGATCGACGGCCGCCCGATTACGATCAAGGTCGGCCGCACTGATGCGGCCTATAACCAGGCGTTCGGACTGGCGCGATTGACGGCGAGCGGCTGGAACATCGACGCCGACAGCGTCAGCATCGATCTGGTGGATTTTTCCTACAAGCTGGAAGTGCCGATCCAGCCGAATGTTTATGGCGGTACGGGCGCGGCCGATGGCGGCAGCGATCTCGCCGGTAAGCGCAAGCCGCTGGTGCTCGGATATGCGCTCAATATCACGCCCGTGCTCCTGGTGCCCAACCAGCTGATCTACCAGGTGCATGACGGTGCGACGCAGTCGATCGACGCCGTTTACGATCGTGGCGTGCCGTTGACGGTTGGGTCCGACGTCGCCAGCTATGCCGCGTTGGCGGCCGGCGCAGTCACTCCCGGCGCTTTTGCGACCTGCAAGGCGCTCGGCCTGTTCAAGCTTGGCAGCTCGCCAAGCGGCACCGTGACCGCGGACGTGCACGGCGATAATTCCGGCGGCTATATCGAAAAGACCGCCGATGTCGTGCGCTGGGCGCTTCGCACGCGGACCTCGCTGGTCGACCCCGATGACCTCGATACCGCGTCGTTCGCCGCCGTGAATGCCGCGCAGCCTGCGCCGATCGCCTATTTCGTCGGCCCTGACGATTCCCTCACGGTCGCGGCCTTCATCCAGAACCTGATGGGCGGCATCGGCGGCTGGGGCGGTCACAAGCTGGATGGCACCTTCGAGGTCCGGATCTTCAGTGCGCCGACCGGCGACGCTGTGGCGAGCTTTGCGCGGTCCGACATGGTCGGCGGCGAGATCAAGCGTGAGCCGCTACCGGACGCTTATCGCCCGCCGCGATGGCGCTGGCGCGTGCCCTATGCACGGTGCTGGACCGTCCAGACCGACCTCGCCGGCGGCGTCACGGCGGCGCGGAAAGCCTTTGTGGCCGAGGACTACCGGCTCGCCGAGGCCACCTCGAACACGATCCTGACCGACCATCCGTTTGCCCAGGACCGCGACCCCGTGCAGTCCTACTTCCAGAACAAGGCCGAGGCGGCCACTGAGGCCAATCGCCTGATCGACCTCTTCAAGACCACCCGCGCGATCTATCGCTGGAGTGTGCCGCGTCGAGCGCTGCGCCGGGACATGGGCGACGAGATCGTTGTGACTCATCCCCGGTTTGACCTGTCGCAGGGGCGATCAATGATAATCCTTGAGGCCAAGATCACCGTGATCCCCGGCAACAAAACCATCGATAGCGTCGAGCTTGCCGCCTATGGCTAATGCCTGCATCGTTGTCGACAACCAAGCCGTGTCCGGCACAGTGGGCGCCTCCAGCCAGGCGCTCACCATGCCGGCATCGAACCTGTTGACGCCACATCCGTCCGAGCGCTGGCGCAGCCTCAGCAATTTCGCTTACTTCGTGCTCGACAAGGGTGCGATGATCGAGGCCGACACGATCATGCTGGCCGGCTTGACCTGCGGCCCGAATGCGAGCGTGCGTTTACGGCTCTCGACGATCGACGCCACCGGGCTGGCTGGCGACGTTCTCGACACCGGTAACATCGTCAATGGCGATGCTCATTTCGATGTCGACTACAGCTCGTTTGTCTATCAGCTGCCAGCGCCGGCGGCATGGCGCTACGCACGCATCGGAATTTCGGATCCGGATTCGAGTTATGTCGAGGCCGGCTGCATCCTCGACGGGCTCTCGCAGGCCTTCACCTACAATTTTGCGCCCGGCGGCGGATTCCAGCTTTTCGATCGCAGCCGGGTCACCAAGTCCGCGTCCGGAATGACATTGACCTGGAACGACAACTCCTATCGCCAGCTCAATCTGACCTTCAATGCGATTACGTCGGCGGAGCGTTACGGGGTGGTCGAACGGCTCGATCGCGTCGCCGGCAAGACGCACAACGTGCTGCTGATCTCTGATCCCGCGAGCGGCAACCTTCCGCGAGATTCGATCTTCGGCCTGGTCACCAACCAGACGCTGGTCAGCTTCAACCAGGCTTATGACAACAGTGGGAATCTGCTGTTCGGCAAGCAATTCCAGATCGAGGAACGGATCTGATGGCCTTTGTCTATCCCAAGGACCGCGTGCTGGAGCACTCGACCTCGAATAGTCAGACCGTCTTTGCGGTGACGGGCGCGATCGATACGTCGTTCAACGCCTTCAGCGCGTCGATGAGCGTCGGAGACACCACGATCGGCGGCGTCGTCGAGCCCGGGACGGCTTTCAAGGTGGGACTGCTGACTTACAGCGCGGCCAATCAGGTCACGGTCACCACGGCCTATGACGGCAAGGGCACGTTCTCGGCCGGTGGCTCCAAAGAAGTCTTCATGGGCTTGCCCGCCTCGCGCGCGGCGATCCTCGATCAGCCGAACCATTTTACCGATTTGACGGCTTCGACCAGCTCCTCAACTGGCGCGATGGTGGTCGACGGCGGTCTTGGTGTCGGTGGTAAAGTCAATTCCGGCGGCGGCCTTGGTACCAGCGTCGCGCCCACGACGGCCGCCCATCTCGATTCCTCGGGTATGGCGACCATCGTCGTCAACAACGGTGCGAACGCGGCCATCACGTCGACTGCTTCTCCGGGATATCAGCTGATCCATATCGCGGAAATTCAGAATTCAGGCTACAGCGCACTTTATCTCTGTGGTGGCGGCACGACAGCCCTGATCGCACAGTCCGGGCCGGCTGGCCCGTGGGCGGCGCCGACGAGTACGCCGGCGGCCGGCAAGATATCGGTGAACTGGGACGGTACGAATGTGTACCGCGTCTACAACAATCTCGGTTCGCAGGCATTTTTCAAAGTCACCCTCATCAAGAGCCATTGAGGTCGAGACATGACCTTCGTTCGCCCGCGCGCTCGGATCCTCGAACTATCGACGACGTCGGGCAGCGGGCCGTTTGCGCTCGCCGGCGCTGCAGATGGTTCCTACAACCGCTTCTCTGCCTTCATGACGGTCGGCGACACCACCTATGCAACGGTGGTCGAGCCCGGCGTTGCATTCTGGACCGGTATCATCACCTATAGCGGTGCCAACCAGATCACGTTGACGGCGGTCGAAGAAACCAAGGGCACCTTCGGCGCCGGCACCAAGGAAATCATGGCCGGCGCGCTGGCGTCGACTTCGATGTTCCGCGAGGACATCGCCGGCGCGATCGTCACCACCGGCAATCTTTCGGGTTACATTGTGGCGAGCCACAGAGGCTATGCAAGCCTCGCGGATATGGACGGCAACATCATCGCCTTTACCCCCCATGTTGCGAACGGCGCAGGGGTGCAGCTCAGTGTTGACGGATTGTCATACAAGACGCTTTGCCTTGCTCCTGGAGTGCCGCTTCAATCGAACGTGCTGATCCCCGGCACGCCCTATACGGCACTCTATAACAACACTTATGGTCAGTTTCTTCTGCACGGGCTCGGCGGAAATGCCTACGGCATTCCGCTTGCGGCCGGTATGGATTATTGGGGTTCTGCGACGCCGAGCAGCGCATTTGCGTTTCCGGCTGGCCAACCGATCTCGCGCACCACCTATGCGGCTCTGTTTGCGCTGATCGGCACGACCTATGGCGGCGGCGACGGATCCACGACATTCAACCTGCCGGACAAAACCGAACGCGTATCGGTGATGAAGAGCAGCTCGCCGAGCCGCCTGACATCCAGTTTCTTCGGGGGAAATTCGTCGATCCTTGGCGCCAACGGAGGATCGGAGAGCAACACTCTGGGCCCCGGACAAATTCCGACGATCACGTCGAGGAATGCTTCGCAGGCGATCAGCGTAAACACTGGCGGCCCGGTCATACCGGGCACCGATGCCTTACTCCCCTGGCTCAATCTGGGAGCTCCCGCGACTGGCGCCTTCACCTCCATTTATCGCAATGGCGTGAGCCCGTCGCTCTTCAACATCACGTCGATGAGTGGCGCCAACGACATCAACGTGACGTCGAACAACACCGGCGGCAACCCGCATAACAACGTGCAGCCGACGATCGTCTGCAACTACATCATGAGGGTTTTGTAAAACGCCAGCGCGCCGCGCTGCGTTCAACTCAATCAGCGATCCCGCGTCTGACGAACTGCCACATCACCCATACGACGGGCGCCCAGATCAGAAGCAGGGCAGATAGCGCTGCGATCAATTTCCAGCCTCGCAGTGGGGTCTCTGGCAACATTTCGAAACAATGGCATCTAGCGGCCAAGTTGTGAAGCCGCTTGCGCGCAATCTTCCTGCAACGAAATTATGAGGCGTACGATGACCTACAGGCTGACCTGGCTGACCGGCGTGCTGCGTGACGCTGGCCTCGAAGTACTCGAACATGACGGCTGGCAGACGCGGGGCCACGGCGACATGGGCGGTGTGAGGGGCGTGCTCTGTCACCACACCTGCGGGCCGCTGCATGGCGATCTGCCCGACATCAACGTGCTGGTCGACGGCCGGCCGGACCTTGGCGGTCCCTTGTGCAACCTTGGGCTTGGCCGCTCCGGCAAGGTCTACATGATCGCGGCCGGCAAGGGCTGGCACGCCGGCGCCGGATCGTGGCAGGGCGTGACGGACGGCAATTCGCACTTCATCGGCATCGAGGCCGAAAACACCGGCGAGACCACGGGGCCGCGAGCGGAGGCGTGGCCCGACGTGCAGATGCAAGCCTATATGCGCGTCTGCGCCGCGATCATCGATCATGTTGGCGCCAGCGTCGCGATGGTCGCCGGCCACAAGGAATATGCGCTGCCGAAGGGCCGCAAGGACGATCCAAGCTTCGATATGGTGATGTTCCGTGCCGGGGTGGCGCAGCTGGTGGCGAACAAGCCGGTCGCGGCGCAGGTGCCGCACCAGGTCGCGCGGGCCGGCGTCGTCACTATCGACGGTCTCAACGTCCGCTCCAACGCGTCGGCGGCTTCGACCATCGTCGGCGTGCTGTTCAAGGGCGACAAGGTCGTGGTGAGCGGCGATGTCATGAATGGCGACAGCAAGTGGCTGCGCGTCGGCGGCGGCTATGTTGCCGCGCGCTATGTCGACGTCGCGGTCGCGTGATGCGCACCGCCGCGCTTCTGCTCGCGCTTTCGCTCATTGCCGGCGGCATCATTGCCGCAATCGGTCTGCCTGCGGTCGCTGTGATCGCAGGGCTCTGCATTCTCGCCGGTTTGTTGTTCCGACCGGCCTGATCCGCTCGCGCGACGGTCCTCGCGCAAATCCTGACATTTTTGGAGGTTTTGCAATGTGGCTTCCCACGCAAGCCCAGGTGAACGCGTTTACGCGCCACCTGGCGAGCGGCACCGCCGGCGCCGTTCTCATTCTGGGGCTGGGGTCGAAAATCGACACCGCGGCACTGACGCAGGCGATTGCCGCGGCGGGCACCGTCGTCAACGACGTCGTGGTCGTGATCGGCCTCGCTGCGCCGCTCATCGCCGGGCTCTATGCCGGCAAGACGGCCAGCCCGCAGGCGCAATCCGCCGCGATGGGGGCAAGCGCCAAGACCATCGTGCAGGCTGAACCCGGCGGCACCGCCACCATCCAGGTGCTCGACCCCGCCATGGCACAGGCTGCGCTCGACGCGCAGCGCAAGGGTTAGGAGAGGGCAATGCTGAAACGTATTCTTGCCGTCGCCGGCCTCGCGCTCGCGCTCGGCGGCTGCGCACAGTGGCAGGCGATCGAGCAGAAGGTCTCGACCGTCGTCAGCGCCGTGTCCGGCGCCACCGTCAATCCGCAGGCGGTGCTGGTCGCCTCGAGCATCTTCGACGGACTCGAGGTGACGGCGACCAACTATCTGCGGCTTGCCAAGTGCAACGGCAGCACGCCGGTCTGCCGCGATCCCTCGGCGACCAGAGCCATCATCCCGGCCGTTCGTTCCGGCCGTGTTGCCCGCAACAATCTGCAGCAGTTCCTGAAGGACCATCCGGGCCAGCTCGGGCCGGCCGGCCTCTATGACGCGCTGCAGACGTCCATCGCCACGCTTCAGGCGGTGTACGCGAAATACCAGATCGGAGGTGCGTCTTGACCGCGATGCTGACAACCATCCTCGGCCTGATTTCCGCTCTGGTGCCGGCCGGCACCAATGCGGCGCTGATCGAGAAGATCATCGAGGCCCTAATCGCGATCGTCCCTGTTGTGGTGAAGGAATATCAGGACCTGGTCCCGATCGTCCGCAACATCATCGGCGCCCTGAAGGCCGACCCATCGACCACGGCCGCGCAGCTCGCGCAGCTGCAGCAGCTCGAAGCCGGCTGGGATGCCGATTTCGAGGCGGCGGCCACGGCCGCAACGGCCGAGGACGGCGCGAGCTGATTGGCAAAGCCGCGCGGCGCATCATCGCACTGCGCGGCCTTTCTCCATTGGAAATCGAGGGAATGAATGAGCGAGGACGTGCAGGCAGCGCTGCGCGAGATGGCGCGGACGATCGGCGGGCTCGAGTCGACAGTCAAAGGCATGGTGCAGACCTGGCAGTCGCAGGAAGCGAGCGCGTCACAAGGGCGCCGTGACCTGCATCAGAAAGTCGATGCACTGCGCGACGAATTTCATGCGCACCAGACTGATCTGCACGACATGGGCACACAGATCGCCGGCGCGCTCAAGGATATCGCCGAGATGCGCCCGACCGTCGACCAGGTTCGGTCGGCGCGCGAGCAGGTCACCGGCGCAGTCGTGGCCGGCCGCTGGCTGTCGCGCGGCGTCTATTGGATCGCGTTTGCTCTTACGCTCGGCGTGGGCTGGGTGCTCTCCAACTGGATCAACATCAAGGTGGGGCTGCGGTGATGAGATTGTTCCTTCTGATCACCCTTGCGCTCGCTGGCACGTTGCCGGCCATCGCTGAAGTTTGCACCGCCTCGCAATACGGAGTTGGTGACGGCTACAATGGCCGGCGCGCCGCGTCGGGTCGCATCTTCAATACCTATGCCGGCGCCAGCGGCAGGGAGGACGATCCCTACACCATCGCGCGGCCGTCGCGCGCCGATCTCGGCCGGCGCTTCCGCATCACCAATCTGAAAAACGGCAACTCGATCGAAGCGCTGTCGACCGACCTTGGCCCGTTCATCGCCGGCCGCTGCGTCGACCTCGGCCGCGCCGGCGCCGATGCGCTCGGCATTGGCGGGCTCGGCTTCGTTCGGGTCGAGCGGCTCGACTGAAAGAAACGATCATGCTTGCAACGATCGCCTATGTCGTCGCGGCCACCTCGCTCGGATGCTGGCTCGATGTGGTGACAAGGCGGGGTGCGGCCAATTGCATCAACCAGCGGCCATCGACCTGCGTCTCGGCATGGTCGTGGCCGGGGTTGATCGTCGTGGCGCTTTGGGCGCTGCTCGCTTGAGTTCGTCCGCGGCTTAAACCTCCCGGCGGACGATCCACCTGGCCGATGTCCCCGGTCGGGTGAGCCTGGCCCGGCGTGCTCGATCCAGACGCGGCGATGCTTTTTGCATCGTGCGGAGCGCGCCGGGCATTTTATGAACTTCCGCAAACGCTAGAACCCAGCAAGGATGTGAGATGAGCAAGCCATTGGTGATCATGGTCGGGGCCGACAAGGGCGGCGTCGGCAAGACGACGGTCAGCCGCGCGATGGACGAATATCTGCGGCGCATGCAGGCGGGCTGCAAGGTCGTCGACGGCCAGTTTCCGAATGGCGACCTGTGCCAGTTTGCCGAGGCCGCCGAGGTGGTCGACATGCAATCGATCGATGGGCAGATGCGCGTGTTCGACCGGCTTGCCGGCGTGACGCTGATCGATATCAAGGGCGGTCTTTTCACCGACGTCCTGACTTCGCTCAACCGCACCGGCCTGCTGGAGGACGTGCGCGAAGGCCGGTTCAACCTGGTGCTGCTGCACGTGCTGGGGCCGAGCGCGGCGAGCCTGGCCGAGGTGGCTTCGATATCCGATCGGCTGGGCGATGGCGCGGCCTATGTGCTGGTGAAGAACTATGTGAACGAGTCCGGTTACAAGGAATGGGAATCCGACCCGCGCTTTGCCGCCGGGCTGTCCCGGCGCAGCATCGCCATTCCGCACCTCGAAGCGAAGGCCTGCACCGCCGTGCAGATGTCGGGTCTCGCTTTCGGCACCTTCGTGAAGCGCGCGGAGTCGCGGATCCTGACCGGCTACGTCCGGGCCTGGCTCGACGACGTCTGCGCCGAGTTCGACGCCGGCGGCCTGCGGCACCTGATTGAGCAGAGCAAGGTGTGACGCCGGGCTGCCCGCGCTGCACTTCGTATGAGGTCCGCTCTGCCTCTGATAGCGGCGCGTTGGCGCACCTCACCCTAAGTCCGAGTTGGGCCAACAGGCGACATAATCACCGGTCTGATGGAAAGTGCCCAAACCATAAATAGCTCTACTTTGTCGATCTAAAAATATCGGTT